AACAGAGGCGTCAATGATCTTCCCCGTAAGGTCCCGCTTCGACCACCGGGTCATCACTACAATGATCGACCCTCCAGGCTGAAGGCGTTGCCTTGGCCCCGAGGTGTACCACTCATAGACCTTGTCAAACACCTCTGGGTTATATGCCCCAAGAGCAGCATCCTGTTCCGAATGCGGGTCGTCAATGATAAGAAGGTCCGCCCCCTTTCCGGTCACAGCCCCGCCTACACCAATAGCGAAGTATTCACCTCCCTTGTTGGTGTTCCATCGGCCTGCGGCCTTGCTGTCCGCTCTCAAGCTAGTTGCTGGGAACACCTGCTTGAATGCTGTATCGCCGAAAAGGTTACGCACCTTTCTTCCGAAGCCCACGGCCAGTTCTGCCGTGTGCGCCGTCTGAATAACTTTCTTCTCTGGGTGCTGGCCCAGGAACCACGCAGGCAGCAAGTAGGAAGCAAACTCCGACTTGGTGTGCCTCGGCGGCATGTTAACGATTAATCTTTTTAATTCCCCTCGGGCCACACGCTCGAAAGCTTCGGCCATTGTCTTGTGGTGAGCCCCTTGAATGAATGCAGGCCATGCGTGCTTAACGAACTCCAGGTAGGACGTGCGACACGCCTCACGCTTCTTCGCGCTTTCGTACTCCTCCACCAGCCGCAACAGGTCTTCCTGCTCGCTCGGAGGCAACGTTGATATCTGGGTGTTAAGGGCTGCTACATTCATTCCAAAAAAAATCCCTCCGAAGAGGGATTATAAAGTTTTTCACTCACCTACCAACAGGAAGGAAATATCACCATGTAGCTGGTACGGTTGGACATACCAATTACAACTTTTGCATATTGCCCCCCCTTGACACCGCCGTCAACTATATTTTGTGGTTATGTATTTTCTTGGGACAAGGTCTTGATGGGAACATCGTCACCGCAGTAGTCGCAGATAAACCTGCCCCCCTTCTCATCCTGCTTGAGGGTGGCCCAGACTTCAGAGTCCACCTCTCGCACACACCACCTGCACAGTCGGCGCTGCCGTGAGTCTGGTCGTTCTCCTACCACCAGATGCTCCCCCGTGTAGCGCTTATAGACCCAGGTCGCTTTTAAGGACAAGGCTGACGCTTTCTTCTCCCCCGCCAAGACTACACCCCTCTCCCTTCTTTGGGCCTGCGCTTATGATCAACCACACCCCTGTTTCTGGATTGGTGAAAAGCTGGACATACTCTCCCCTGAGAGTCTTGCCTGCAAACACAGGAGCCGCCCCTTCTGCTTTCACCACGTTAACGATACGCCACAGTTCTCCGCACATCACCTCGCGGAACGCTTTATCAAATGTTGTGCTTGGGCCCTTCTTCGGCTCGGGCACAGGCTCAATGGTCAAAGAGCTTTCGATCTCTTTCGCCTGTCTCTCCAGATCCTTCTGGCTCCACATCATGGACGTTGGATCTGTTGCCGTGGCTACATTGCTAAACATGAACATCACCACTAAAGAAAGTATGTACCTCATAGTCTCTTCTCCTCTATAGCCTCTTCGAGTTTACGGTGTGCATCCTTGGCCTTGTCTTCGCTTGCAGCATTCTGCTGCTTCCGCAAGGTGTCTATCTGGACACGGTTCAGCTTCCCCACTGGATATTCAAGGAGAACAAACGATCTGTAGCGCGGGCCTTCTGAAAAGGTTTCGCTCTCCTTGACCGTATAGCCCCCCACATTCACTTCAGCGATCAGGTTGCTCGTAACCTGCTCGGACTCCGTTGTGGCCACTGTAGCCTCACCTTGGCCCTGCTCGACCACAAATAACTTCGACCGAGAACTCAGCAGCCCCTGCAATCTGTCTGCCAGTGTTCGCTTCGCGTTCAGTACGCCCTTGTCCATAGAGAGTTGCAGGCTGGGCGACACCCCTGTCCCTGATGCGTAGATAGCATTATCGGACTGGGGCAGGTCGAGGAACCAGTCGGGTGTAATACTGAGCGTATGTGTCACCTGTTCCTCTTTCTTCTTTTCCTCTTTCTCTACGGCCACGGCCCGAGCTTCGGGCGTTCCCGGCTTGGGCGCGGCACATCCTGTCAATGCGCTGATGGCGAATGACATGGCCACATAGACTGCCAATCCTAATACGATATTCATATCGCCTCTCCGAACAGGTTGGTGTCCGCAGGAGGAATATAATACATGGCAACCTTTTTCCTTTTGTTACCCACGACAATGGTATCGGTCTTCACGTCGACACCCATCCCTCGTATGTCCGCAATGCGAGCAGCAAGTCTCATGCAGCCAAACTCCTGGAGAGCCTGATACTGGGTCAGCCTTCGCCCACTCTTCAGAGCGGCAAGTATTTCCTTTGTCTGTGTCATCTCACTATCCTATATGGTTTGCGAATATAACGCCGATCCTGCTTTGGTATTTCCAGTACCCGCGCATGGAACTTCTCCAGTGCGTAGGTGTCGAGGAAGCGGATCGGTTTCCTTGTTGCCAGTACATGAAGATATTCACTGGCATCCCCCTCGACGTTTGGATGGTCAACCCTGAGATGATACTTCCCACTGGGGATGATCTTCTCGGATGCTATTCGATAACTGGGTTCGTAGGTATTCGGGAACACCTTAACCACCTGCTTGTCTTTCTTGGCGTAGGGGTTCCAGTTAAAAATATTAACGTACATAGTCTGCGTTGTCTGAACCTTGATCTCCATGTAGTCCCCATGCTCGAAGACCTTGTCCATGTGTACAGCCAGATCGAAGTCTGGGTCCGACTTGCCTTGGCCGTTATCCACATACGCTTGTAACGATGTGTAACAAACACTACCCTCGACAGTGACGGTCTTGTCCTTGATGTCCTTGATGAGCCCATCAAAGGCGTTCCAGGTGAACTGGGTGATGGGACAGTCTTCATCGGTGCATGACATGAGGGTGTCGGAGGAGATGCGTTCCCCGCCTGCTTTACGCAGGGCATTAAGCTTCGCTTGTTTCTCGGAGCGTGCACACGCTTCTCTTTCCGAGATCTCACGGGTAATTGCATACTCCCCCTTTCCCTCTACCCACTGGGGTTTCCCCAGGTCGGCAACAGAAAGATCAAAGAGAAACTTCAGCACAGACAATGCGGCGGTTGCGTATTCCATTATTCCTCCTCGCTCGCTTTCTTGTGCTCTTCCTTCCCAAGCAGGGCATAGCCAATGATGTCATCCCAGTGATCTGGGTGGAAGTTCCCGCAAACAATGCGGGCAATCTTGTGCTGGATATTAATCAGAGCAAACTCATGGGGCGTTATGAGAATCCCGTCTTTCGCCATAACCAATTCCGTTGTCAGCCTACCCGCTAAACGAAACGTCTCATGTGCATCGCCGTGGGTCTGCTTACGCTCCTCAACAATAATCTCAGCATCCATCACGCACTCTCCCCTGGCTCGTCAGTGTTCCTGTGGAAGAGGGGCACGATATTATCCCGTGCCTCTTTCACCTCTTCCTCCCCAACCTCTGCACGTATCACCATGAGGTATTCCTCAATAGCGTCATACATGAGGTTCATCTCCTCTATGATGGTATGCAGTTGCTGAAGGAAGTGGTAGATGCTGACCTTCTGCTGCTCCAACATCCTTAGATGATCAATGATGTTCTGGCGCTCGCGTTCATCCATGACGCATCGCCTCACGGGTTGGAAACAAATCGAACCCCTCGGTGGCCAGCTTTCTTCTTTCCCGGTCGTAGGCCTCATTGGTCTCGGCAAGAAACTTCTTTGTCTGTGCTCGCTCCCGCTCGTCAGGCTGTCGCCCCCTCACGGCTACCCACTGCACCAGACCTCCGTGGATACAGGCGCGGGTCGTATTGGGAACGCGAATGGAAAACATTGCCCGAGCCTTCTGAGCATGAAACCCAGAAGCCAACAGGGACCGCCCGTTCTCATATGGCTGGGTGTACGTCACCAGTACCCTGTACCCCATTCCCCATACAGCCTTCTTCACCTGCCCCAAAAGATAACTGGCCACATTAGGCGGGGCCCCTGGCCGGGTGCACAACCTGCGTAGCTCCGTATGGTCGGCCCTCTTCGACCAAGCCGATGAACAGTTGTCGACCGTGGCCACTCCAAAAAGATCATAAGGGTTACACCAGTCCTCATAAGCCCCAATGGAAAACATATGTCTTCGTAGAGGAGCCGTGTGTCTGTGATGTTCCTTAACAAAGCTGGCCATCTCATCCAGCTTAACCCGTCGGTGCGTAAGCTTCATAGTCCGCTCCCTGTATAATCATGTATCATTATGGCGTATCATATACATGGTACACTATGCAATAGCTTTTTTTAACCACTTTGGTATAATAAAGGCTTCCCCAACAATTTGGCAGGTGCGGATGCGACTCGCGCTCTTATGGCGATACCGCCTATGTCGGCAACTGGGGCTCTGGTTCCGACAAATAGATCAAGCCTTTTGGGACGCCCATGCGAAAGCAAGGGATAAGTATAGGCGCAAATACCACCAGGACCCATAAACGTCCTTAACATTTACCATACATAGGTAATGGTGCCCCCCATATGGGACCCATGGGATTGTTCATGTGGAATAGCGTGGGGGGGAGGGGCGGAGTACCTGCCAAGCTCAAGAGGGGGGTGGGGTCACCTGTCCGGGCCCAGACATAGTGGGCCTCAAGGGAGGGGCCAAGCTCGGTCAGTCAGGTCGGTCGGTCATCTCGGCCAGGACATCTCGGTCATGTCTTCGCGCCCCATCCGATCAGGCTGCTGCTCGCTCCGCTCGCTATCGCTCGGCGTTCCCGACTGGGCACGGTCAGGGGCCGGGACGGGATACCCCCCCCTGTCAACTGTCACCTGACAGGCTACGCCCGGTCCAGGCTGGCAAGCTTCAGGCGTAGCTCGGCCAGCACGTCTTCGCTTGAACGCTCAGAGCCCTCAGTGCTGACACGTTCAACGAACATGCTCGGCCCGTCGGTCATGCTGATGGAACCGAGGGCACGCAGCGCGGCCACGCGCCCGGCCTGGGTACTGTCGTCACGCAGGTCCGGGCTCGTTTCCTCCAGGAGCCGCTCACAGACGAGGTCGTATCGCTTGGAGTGCGACAGGCGCTTCTGATCCCTCAGCCGGGCCAACTCGGTTTCTATTCTACCCGCGATCTCACCGTCATGCCTTAGCTCGTAGGCTCGGCTATGGATCGTCGGTGCGGACATGCGGGACGTGTTGTAGCAATGCTTGTAGGCTTCTGTCTGTGACTGGCCAGAGACGATCTGGTCAACGAAGCAGAGTTGTTTACCAGTCAGGGTCTTCGACTTTGTCTTCGCCCCCTTGCCACCCTCTACCAGGGTTAGTTTGCTCTTGGTCATTCTGTATGGTCTCCGATGCAATATGCTGTTCGCTTCGCTCACTGGACGCCGCGCCGCGCTGTAAGATTTCCGACCGGCGCACGTCTCAATATATGGCTGCACCCAGTCGGCACAAGAGACCTGAATGGGCGTGTCCAGACACAGACATCAATGTGTCAAATAGGTCTTGTGGTATACTTGACATTGTGTATTATGTCCGTTCAGTCGTTGCTTCGTTAGCAGCGACTGAGGGGAGGCCCATGCCTCTCCGAAGACAGCGGAGACCACCGCTGCCCCCCGCTTCCAGGGTCCACACCTGGGAGAGCAGCAGGGCCCAAGTATCGCAGTGATGCGACACGGCAGGTCTGAAGGGAACCAACCTCCGAGCCAGCTAGTAGCTGCGCCGCCAGTAAGACACTGGCTCGGGTGATGGGTAACAACCCCGCCTCCGGCCACCGGAGTAAACTTCGACCTGCCGCCCAACCGGGTGATGGTCGACGGGCCCGAACGCTGGGGCCGAGCGGATCACTCCAGTCCGCTTTTCATTCACCACCATAAGGAACATCAAATGCTTCACACACAGACCACCCTTGATCACTACGCCGAGTTCACCAGTCGCGTGCAGGACGGTGCCCTGGTAGTCGTCAACCACTCGGGCGGCAAAGACAGCCAAGCCATGTATGCCGTCATCAAGTCCCTAGTACCCGCCGACCAGATCGTTGTAGTGCACGCCGATCTCGGTGACGGTGTCGAGCACCTGGGCGTCCAGGATCACATCATCGACAACATTGAACACCCACTGCACATCGCGGAGCCAGTCTGGAAGGACGGCTCGGCCAAGACACTGCTTGACGCCATCGAACGCCGGGGCAAGTGGCCCAGTGCCGCGCAACGGTACTGCACCTCGGACCTCAAGCGGGGACCATGCGAAAAGGTCATTCGTCGACTGCTCCGCGAGAGCGGACGCCGGGATGTGATCTCCTGCTTCGGCTTCCGCGCCGAAGAGAGTGCATCCCGAGCCAAGCGGCCCACCTGGGCCAGGGTCGCACGCAACTGCACCCAGTCGAGAGAATGGTTCGAGTTCTCACCCATCCATGATCTGACCACCGAAGAGGTCTTCAGGATCATCGCCCAGTCGGGTCAGCAGCCGCACCCAGTCTACGCCGAGGGGAACACGCGACTTAGCTGTGTGTTCTGCGTGCTCGCCTCCGACAACGACCTGCGGGTCGGGGCACGCCTTCGCCCGGAACTGGCGGCTCGCTACGTCGCACTCGAAGACAAGATGGGCCACACGTTCCGAGCCAATCAAAGCCTGCGGGATATCATTGATATCCACGTCTAGGCCTGGGGGGCACCGCCCCCCTTTTCATTCATCAACTGGAGAGCCGTCATGGACAGCAAGGAACTGCACCCAAACACGATACTGAGAATGCGACTGGACAACCTCGTCAACCTGGACATCCCCAAGGAACGCCGGGACATCGACAACCCCCGGAACGTCGACTGGTTGCTGCGTAACCTCCGCGCCAACAACGCTGACCACCCAGACATCGACACGTCGATGGATGCCTTGCGTCAGCACGCTGCATGGAAGCGATCCATGTTCATGTTCTAAAAAATCTAAGCGGGGGATGAACCCCGCCTTTCACTCATCAACCTGGAGAAAACATCATGTCTTCATTAAAGCACGCTATCGACACCCTCGTAGAAATCTACCCCACTATGATTGCCCAGCCGAAACGACTGGTGCCCATGCTGCTCGGTGCGCCGGGCCTCGGCAAATCCCAGGCGGTGTATCAGGCGGCAGAGATCATACGCGAGCAGAACAACATCGAACCCGAAGACTTCTCAGTCGTCGAGCTTCGCGCAGGCACCATGGACCCAGCCGAGATCGGCGGCTTCCGTTTCGTCATCGATGGCAAGACCGAAGTGACCGAGCCCGACTGGTATCCGAAGACGCAGCACGGGCTGCTGTTCCTGGACGAACTTGCCCAGGCCTCTCTCGCAGGCATGAACGCTCTGTCAGAGGTCATGCTTGACCATCGGATCGGCACCCGCAGCTTGCCCGCTGGGTGGATGGTCGTCAGTGCATCCAACCGCAAGCAGGACCGCGCTGGTACGAACAAAATCCCGTCGCATATCCAAGACCGGATACTGCCTCTCGACATCACCCTGGATGTCGAGGCCTTGCAGGACTACGCCATCCGATCCAACTGGTACGATCTTGTGCCGGTGTACTGGAACTACCGCCCCGAGAACGTCCACAACTTGGGCGACGATGGCCGGGGTGCAACGCCTCGGTCCTGGGAGATGGTCAGCAACTTCAAACGTGCGGACCTATCGCCCCAGGTCGATCACACCATGGTGCTCTCTGCACTGGGCGAGGAGGTCGGCTCAGACTTCCTGGCCTTCGAGCGCACGGTCGACTTGCTGCCGGACATCGACGACCTCATCAACGACCCCATGAATGCGAAGGTCGATCACAAGCCTGACATCATGTATGCGCTGATGGGTGCGCTCGCTACCAACATGGCCCGGCACCCGGCCAAGGTCGCAGGTGTCATCCAGTACCTGGACCGGATCGACCAGGAGTGGGCATTCACCTGCATCGCTGACGCTGAACGGTTCAACTCCGCAGCGCGGGAGACGGACCCGACGGTCAAACAACTGGCCTCATCCAAGGCCTACACCGACTGGCTCATCAAACACAAAGACGTGTTTGTCGGAGCCTGAGTGCGGGGGCATAGCCCCCCGCCTTTCACTCACTCAACTGGAGAAAAAAAATGACCAACCATGACATCATTGACGAGCACCTCCTTGAGGTATCGGTCACCATCAAGTCCTGGGGCGGCGTGAAGCGCGACCCCAAGCAGGAACGGAAAATTCGAGAGGCCTCGGGTGCCACCCGTAAGATCGGGCACTTCGACAAGTATCTGGTCTCGAAGGAAACGCTGGCCACGATCAAGACTATCGACGGCGCATGGCGCAACCGCAACACCGAGTTGACCCTACCCTGGTCAGACACCACTCGGGTGGTGACAGTGGCAGGCTTCAAGAAGTGGGCCGAAGAGATGCGGAAATTCCAGGTCCGCAGGCAGGCAGCGGTCGACAAGTTCTGCGACAACTGGCCTCACCTTGTCGAGCAAGCCCGGCAGGAACTGAATGGCAGCTTCAACGAGAGCGACTACCCGTCGGCTAGTGAGGTGCGTGCTCGGTTCGTTGCCGAGGTCGACTACTTCGCAGTGCGCCGGGGCAAGCACCTATCCCAGTCGCAACTGGTCGGGCAGATCGGCGAGATGCTAAACGAACGTCAGGCCGAGGTCGAAGCGCGTGCGCAGCAGCGTGTCGCCGACGCCGTGGCCGAGGTCGTCAGCCGCATCAGGGAAAAGCTCGAACACTTCAGCGAGCGGATGCACGCCTATGCCGAGGTCCCTAACCCAGAGTATGGGACCAAGCCTCGGGCCAAGGAAACGATCAAGGTCGGGACCTTCAAGGAGAACACGGTCGCAGGCCTCCGTGACATGGTCGACGTGCTACCCAGTCTGAACATCTACAATGACCCTGGCATCGCCGAGGTTCTCGCTGACGTGGCCAAGCATTTGACTGGCAAGGGCACGCCCGAGGCCTACGCCCAACAGTTACGCGACGATGATGCACTACGCGCCAAGGTCGCCAAGAAAACAGACAGCATTCTCTCGAAGATGAGTGCCTTCTAAAAGGGGGGATCAACCCCCCGTTTCACTTACCAATCGGAGATCAACATGGAACACATCGAACCACCAGTACAGTCAGCCAAGCGCCTCAGCAAGATACGCTCGCGCATGGCAATGGACGCTGCCTTCTTCGGCGGCATATGCATGAGGATGAAGGTCGTCTGGCTCCCCGCCGTCTCGACAGAGGTCGACACGATGGCGACCGATGGCAAGCACCTATTCATCAACGTCGGGTACTTCGACAGCCTGACCGACGGTCAGGTCCGCTGGGTCCTGATCCATGAGGTCCTGCACGTCACCGATGGACACCATCTGCGGATGGGCAAGCGCGACCCCAAGCGTTGGAACATTGCCGCCGACTACGCCATCAACCCTATCGTTGTCGAGCAGTGCGGCAACGCCGACATGCCAGAGGGTGGCTTGCTCGACAGCAAGTATGCGGGCATGAGCACCGAGCAGATATATGGTGCGCTCAAAGATGAGGAGCAGCAGCCCCAGTCGGGTGACGACCAGTCGGGCGACGACCAGTCCGATGGCAACCAGGGTGACGACAACGCTCAGTCTGAGCAGTCACAGTCAGCCGATCCAGCAGGGTGCGGTGGCGTTATCGCACCGACCAACGATGATGGCTCGGCCCTCTCGGTCGACCAGATTGAGCAGGCTAAGACCGAGCTTGCTCAGACCATCGCGCAGGCTGCGCAGCAGGCTGAGAAGCGGGGCCAACTTCCAGGCTCCCTCAAAGAGCTTGTGAAGAATGCCCGGCAGGCGCAGGTCGACTGGAAGGAACGGCTCTGGGACAACGCCAAGGGCTCGACCATCACCGACTACACATGGCGCAGCCCGAACCGCAGGCGCTTGCAGGACGGCATCTACCTGCCATCCCTGCTGAAGGAAGGGGCAGGCGAGATCGTCATCGGCCTCGACACATCGGGCAGCGTGTCCCGTGACGCCTTCGAGCAGTTTGCTGGCGAGGTGCTGGCCATCTGCGAGGAGGTGCAACCCAGTGCACTGCACCTGCTGTACTGTGACACCGCCTTGCACCCCGAGAGCTACGAGCGTGAGGACCTTGATGATATCAAGATCGAACGCAAGGGGGGCGGGGGCACAAGCTTTGTGCCTGTCTTCGACTGGGTCGAGGACCGCATCGCCGACGGCGAGGACGCACCGCAGTGCCTCATCTACCTGACCGACGGCTACGGCAGCGAGCCCGAGTACGACCCGGATTACCCAGTCCTGTGGGTCTGCTGCTCGCCGAAGGAGATGCGGATCGGCGAGACGGTACGCATCAACGCCTGACCAGGGGGGGCACCGCCCCCCCTTTTCACTCACCATAAATTGGAGGTCCAAATGATTATCATCCCAGCCGTTCTCGGATTATTCGTAGGCATCAGCATCACCACCATAGCAATAGTGTTTGTCATCGCTATCAATGCGGACCCTGCGGTTG